CTGGGACAGAAAGATCCTGTGTCTGAACACAATCGTACCCTGTGGAACAGTGGTCGCGACTCTGATAAAGAGATTGCACGTAAACAGAAACGTAAACTGTCTCACTACGCAAACATCTATGTGGTAAAGGATCCCACCAACCCTCACAACGAAGGTAAGGTGTTCCTTTACAAGTTCGGTAAGAAGATCTTTGACAAGATCACCGAAGCAATGCAACCTCAGTTTGCTGATGAGGAAGCAATCAATCCCTTTGACTTCTGGAGTGGTGCAAACTTCAAACTGAAGATCCGCAAGGTCGAAGGTTACTGGAATTATGATAAGTCTGAGTTCGATAGTCCTAGTGTTCTTCTGGATGATGATGACAAACTGGAGTCCATCTACAAGAACTTGAACGATCTGAATGAGTTCACCGATCTCAAGAACTTCAAGTCCTATGAAGATCTGAAGAAGCGTCTTGACTATGTTCTGGGTAACCGTGGAGTTCCCAAGATGCAAGATCAAGAAACTGTTGAAGAAGATGCACAGTGGGAACGTGAACGTAAGGGTGACTTCTCTGAGTCCAAGTCCTACAATGCACCAGCATCTTCCAGCATTGGTGGTTTCAATGACTCGGACATCACGCCACAAGCGTCTACAGAGACAACTGAAGAAGAAGACGATGCACTGAGTTACTTCCAGAAACTCGCAGAGTCCTGATACTAGAAAGGAGGGTTAAACACCCTCCTTTTTTTATATTCCAGATAGTTTAGGATTATATGCCTTAGTAAGATTAGAATTAACTGAAGTTTTTAGAGTTGTATCATATTTCATTGTTCTTCTTAGATCATCTTGAATCAAAGTAATATACTCTGGTTTTGGTAATCTAATAAGTCTCTTAGCCTCATTACGATCAACTTCATATTCATAATTAGTAACTGGTTTTGCAATCTTATTGCCTTTCAGTTCTTGGATAACTCCTTGACTATCCATATATTCAAATGCCTTAGTTAGTTGAAGTTCCCACTGCGTTCCACTCCATCTATAAACTTTATTATTCGCAGCGTATATATCCCCAACTTCTGTTACAACCGTTTCTTCTGGTTCAATGTCAAATGTAACTGTAGGAGTATCATAATAATTTTCACCAGGATCTGTAATTGTTACAGATATCAACTCTCCACCACTTACTGAAGTAATACCAGCGGCAGATCTGAATACTGGGGGAAGTCCAAGTGTTACTTGAGGAGCAACTGTATATCCAAATCCTGCCTGAGTAATATCAAAAGAGGTTACGTGGAATCCGTTATCACCCTGTGTAAGTATTGCAGTAGCCGCTGCAGCAACCGCAGTAAAAGGTGTACCAATAGCTACTGAAGGAGTTGCAGTGTAACCAAATCCAGTTTGGGTAATACTAAATCCATTAACTCTACCCAAAGAATCTACCGTGCAAGTCGCTTTTCCTTTTGATCTATTTTCAAACTGAGCAACCTTATCATCACCTTCACCAACAACCCATAGTGTTTCTTTGGTGTCTTCTTGCACAAATGCATCGGTAGGTTGATCTGCTTTGTTAGCAACAAAGAAAGTTTCTGAATTAGTGATATTACTTAGATCATATGCAACGTCTAAATCAAATCCATGAATAGATCCAGAGTCTTGACCCACAACATAGAGTTTTTTACCATCATCTCCGAAAGTAAATCCAACTAGATCGAAGTCCTGCACAAGACCACCTATATTTGTGGTAGAACCTAATGTTGGACTAGAAAGGTTGTATGCAGCAGTTAAATTATATGTTTTGATACTATCTGGATTGTTACCATCCAGAATAAACATTTTCAGTCCATCTCCGCTGAATCTAACTCCACCAGGAGCATCTAATGTAAATGAAGTTGAATAAATTGCAGTTGATAGATCCCAGGGAACAACTAACTGATAGTATGCAACTTTCTGAGTTCCACTAAGACCACCAGTTACAAATAAAGCAGCTCCATTATTTGCAACGTCAACACCAGTACAATAAGAGAATTGACTACTAGTATCTAAAGTTGGTCCTGCTGCAATAGTATCAATATCCCATGGAGTAGAAAGATAAAACTCCTTGATTTGATTTGAACCAGTCATGCTGGCGGTGTAAATCTTATAACCATCGGGTTTGATTGCCATACCCTCAACGTCACTTCCCACGCCAATAGGAGATTTTTTTCTATATCTTGCACCAACAACATAATTTGGTGGTAAACTAATCGTTACTGCAGGTGCAGTCAAACCATATCCAATACCTGGATCAACTACAGAAACAGAATCAAGTCTACCCGTGGCATTTAGAGTTGCAATTCCAGTTGCATTTCTGGATGGATATGGTTGACTAATTGTCACAAGAGGAGGAGTTCTATATCCTGCACCAGTATTAAATCCAACTGTTGTACTAAAACCACTAAGATGAAACTTTTCTATTTCTGCGGTTGCAGTTGCTGCGATAGTCTCTGGTGGTGCTGAAAAACCAATCTTAGGATTTCTGGGGTAACCTCTACCTCCGCTAGAAATTGATGCAGCATTTACAACAAAGTCTTGAACAGATGTCAAGATAGTGGCACCTATACCAGGTAGGGTGATTACTGGAAAGGTTACTCCTGGTGGATTTGTAGTAATTCCTTCATATTGAGGTGCATCGTAATAAGCCTTATCTACTTGTAAACCACCAGGAATCAATAATCTACCAAAAGCATCGGTGGTTTGTGTAGTTTCATAGTGGTGGACTTCTAAAAGTTTATCTTCATCACCATATTTTTCTATCAAATAATTGTGAAGTTCTGAATTACTCAGAGGCCAGTCACTATAGTAATCCTGAACATTATTTACGAGTCTTACAACCCAATCTAATGAAGAATCATTATAAACTTTTTTAGCAATTTGATCTGGCCTTTCATTTTCTTCTATTTTATAAAAATCAAAAGTAGTGAAGATTGATTCTAAATCTTCTCTGAGTTTACTTCTTCTGAATAAATTTTTCGCTACAGTAACTTCATCGTTGGTTTTCGATCCTTTGAATCTGTTAACATACTCTATATTTGGTAAATTTCTAAAATATGCCATGAGTTCTTAGTAACCGATAACGTCGTCAGCTAAACCGTCATAATCACTACTATATATGGGAGTTAGTTCACCAAATTCCAAAACAATCGTCACGGATACTGGTTGACCACCATCATACGCTGCCCACATTTTGTCTGGTGCATAATCTGTCGTAAATCCCCTCAACGCACAAGTTTTAAATTTAGGCATTGATATATTCTCTTCATTAGATGTTTGGAAACTTACTCCAAAAACATTTGGTGTCTTCAGAAAATAGTTTGAGTTTCCAGTGTTGTCAGTTCTAGGAGACATTCCCTGTTTAAAGAATCTAATAATTCTTCTTATCATTTTTGCTTCATCTTCACTTCTTGCAGTCATTCTGTATACAAGTCCAAAGTTTCTGAGGAGCGGAGATCTGAATAATAATTCCATGTTGGGGTTTGGGACAATACCAGCACCTCTAGCAAGAATACTTTCTGCTGAAACATTTACTCCTGCTGCTTTTAATATATTACTTGACATCACAGTACTTAAAAGTGTTTGTCCATCTGTAGTACCAGTTAGATTACCACCAACATCAGCAAGAGCTTTTAATGCAATACCTGTTCTTGCACCGCCACCTATTCCTCCTAATCCAATACTTGGTATTCCTCCTCCTAATAACGCGCCGGCGGTGGCACCAGTTAAAGCGGATCCAAGGAAAGCACCAGGATTTTTAATAACGTTTTGTGTTAATCCTGCAGCGAGAGTGTTCATGGTATCTTCACCATATTGAACTCCTCTTTTTTCTTCAAAAGATTGAGGCATTGGTAATATCACCATTCCTTCAGATTGTTTATATCTGCCTTCTTTTTCGCCATCTAGAAGCATTCCACTTTGAAGAACAGTGTTTGATGCTTGATTAATGAATTCTTCTTGATTTGGTGCTACGTAAGTAAATTGTTGAATTACACAAGTATCGATTTGACTTTGCAATTGACCTAAAGCAAGAGGATATATCAAAGTATCACTGGTTGATGTCCCTGATGAGTACTTAAAATTTTCTCCTACAGTCAGGAGATTTCCTTGAGTATCAAAAATTTTGTCAATATTTTGTCCGAAGTCGCCAAGACCTATTTTGTCTAAAAGATCTTCCCAATTAAATTGATTAGTATTTTGTGGAGAAGCTGGTGTATTTGGTGTTGCTTTGGGAGAAGTAAAAGGTGTTTGATATAATGTAGATGTCCCATCTGGATTTTTGGTTTGTGGTGTCGCCCAGTAGGGTGTTTGGTAGTTGGGAAGTGCTGCAGAATTGCCACTATTATAAACAGATGTGACTTCTGTCATCAATGCTTGTTCTAATTCTACAAGTTGATCGTTATCGATATCAAAGAAATCCTGAACAGCTTGACCAGCAAATTTATCCTGACGGAAAATATCAGCATTTGCTGGTATGGTTAGTTGAGTACCATCAGCTTGAGTATACTCAGTAGCACTGATTCTCCACTCAGAAGTTTGATCATCTAGAGTAATATTATAAGTAATTGTTCCGCCTGCATCATTCTTTAGTGTTAGTCCACTTTTTATTGTTTGTATTGCCACTTATATCAAGCGATGAGGTTCTTGTTTATTATTTAGACTACTTTGGGGAACGTATGTATTTTGCATAAGATATAGAAGTCAATACGGGCAACTCTGTTGAAGTGACTTCATATAAATTACTCTGCATTTCTGCCCAGGTGTAGTTTCTAGGATCTTTGAAGTGTATATTGTATCCTCGGAATCCCCATCGAAATACTTCTAGACATTCGATCAATGGGTGTTGATCATACTTGAGATCTTTTGTCTTTGCCTTATATAAAAACGTGTAATATTTTCCCTGATCGGGTACAGGTGTTACTGTATATTGCAATGCATCCATGATCAACATCATGCGATCTTCTACGTCTTGTTCTGCATTGATTTTATCTTTAATCGGACTAATCCTATCATTACTCACAATAGGATCATCACCTTTTCCAATTAGATCTGCAAGATCTTGTTCTGTTTTTCTTTGTTTTAGAGTCTTTCTTGGCATTACTTGATACCTAGATCTTTTTCTGTCATGATCTTGAATTCATAGTTTCTATCATCACAGAACTCCTGTGCCGCTTTCCACTTTGCTTGATTAACTGCCCAGGTCTTGACTTTGTATGCCCATTGTTTCGTCCTTCTTTTGGGATTCTGTTCGGGCATTTCCACTTCTCTTTGTGGTTTGACTTCAATCACCATCGATCTTTTTTTGCCAAACTTATCAGTGTATCGAACAAAGAAGTCTGGATAGTATCGGTGAACTTTATTATCAATAGGAGAGATGTATGGAATACAGAACTCCTCGGACTGCCACTGATTTACATTCTCATTGAGATCACAGTATCTCATGAACTTTCGTTCCCAGAGTGAACGATAAACTATATTTGCTGGGTCACCTTTATACTTTCGGGGATTCTCTGGTCGATATTTTCCCTTATAACTCATATACATAGTATAGATCCTTAAAAAATATTTATAGTGGCGGAAAATATCAACAGATATAGGGTTGATCCTCTCCATATTAAGATGACGGAGGGTAAATCGTCTGCAGCTCAAGGTAACATCGGCGGTGCCATGGATTACCTGGGCGAGATTGCCATGTCCAGTCAGTTCAAACTAAATTTATTTTTGAGTGGTACTGGAACTAGTGAAAATGATGATTTGAATTCTTGGTTAAGACAATGTGGAATATTTGGAGATAATGCTAACGATCAACAATTGAAATATGATCTACTGTGTCATCAAGCTCAGTTACCAGGAACTCAGTTTGATCTAGCAACAGAAAGAGGTGGACTGCAAGGAGTTACCGAAACATTCGCAAGAGCTAGACAGTTTACCCAATTTGCAGTTTCATTCTATATTGATAGTGAATATAACGTTATTAGATTATTTGAAGAGTGGATGAATTTTATCAATCCACTTCACACAACTAGAGGAAAAGTGGAGAATGGTAGTCCTGCAGGAAGTTTATTCATGCAAGAGGCTCAAGAACACACAGCCTTTTTTAGGATGAGATATCCAGAAACTTATAAGAAAAATATCACCATTACTAAATTTGAGAGGAATGCTGGATTTCATTTAGGTAGGAATAGTATATACCCCTATGAACAACAAAGTAGGCAACTGACTTATCAATTCGTTAATGCATTTCCTATTCAAATTGCTGCCGTTAATTTGAATTATGGTGGAAGTGAAATTGCAAAAGTTGATGTTGTCTTTAACTATGATAGATACACCACCATGAAACACGATCCTGGTAGACAAGTTTCAGTACCACAGAACTTGAGTTTAGAAAGTTTTACACAACTTCAGGGACTACCAGGATTCGCTCTTGGAGATTTCTTAGACCAAGATGGTAACCCTATAGGCGGATCCCAAAATGTCGGATAAATAAAATTACTGAGTTGAAATTCTATGCCATTACCTAAGATTGCTGCGCCAACTTATGAGTTGACCCTACCCTCTACAGGAAAAAAAGTTAAGTATAGACCTTTTTTGGTCAAAGAAGAAAAAATCTTGATTCTTGCTTTAGAAAGTCAAGATGTGAAACAAATTACCATGGCAATCAAACAAGTATTGTCCGAGTGTATTCAAACTAGAGGTATCAAAGTAGAAGAACTGCCTTCTTTTGATATCGAATATCTTTTCTTGAATGTTCGTGGTAAATCAGTTGGAGAAGCAATCGAATTGATTGTTACCTGTGAAGATGATGGTGAGACAGAAGTACCTGTCAAAATTTATGTTGACCAAGTGGATGTTCAGTTTGAAGAAGATCATTCCCCCGAAATTAAGTTGGATGACTCTATCGTACTGAAAATGAGATATCCATCACTGGATCAATTTATTAAAAACAATTTTGATTTTAATGATCAAGAGTCAGTCAGTACTATCGAAAAGTCATTTGATATTATTGCAGATTGCGTCGATACTATCTTTACTGAAGAAGATGCTTGGTCTGCCAAGGATTGCACCAAGAAAGAGTTGTTGGAGTTTATCGAAGGAATGAATTCTTCGCAGTTCAAGATGGTTGAAAAGTTCTTTGAAACTATGCCAAAACTGAGTCACACTTTTACGGTTAAGAATCCTAAGACCAAGAAAGAAAACACCGTAACGTTGGAGGGGTTAACGAGTTTTTTCGGTTGATAATGTCTCATATCAATCTTGAGGCATACTATAGAATTAACTTCGCTTTGATGCAGTTCCATAAATACAGCTTGACTGAGATCGAAAATATGATGCCTTGGGAAAGAGACATTTATCTTGCCCTATTGAGAGCTCACATTGAAGAAGAAAACCTAAAGGCACAACAAGCTAATGGCGGTTAGTAACTTACCAAATCTAAGTGTAGCAGCTCCTACTTCTACTAGGAAAATATCTCCACAGAGTATGTCTGGAGGTCAGACCTTAGGTTCTGGTGTAGTTCAAAGTGCCGCTAATAATATTGCAGGATTTAAGAGAGCAGGAACATCTGCTGTATCACCAAAAATTCCTAATATTGCTGCTCTTTTACAGGATATTTCTACCAATATTATCAGTCAGGTAGAAAATATCACTGGTGGTGTTACAAATGTAATTAAAGGTGGAATTTCTAATGTAACAAACGTATTTGCTAGAAAAGAAGCCGAGGAAGATCCAAATAGAATAATGTCAGAGTTCTTAGGACTCTACCAAAAGGCATTAGATTATATTAGATTCTTTGCAGATCCTAAACAACTCAAAGGATTTGATAAAGCGATTGAATTATATCAAGATAGTTTAAAATCTACAGGGGATACTGTAGTTACTATCAGGAAGTTCATCAAGAAGATGATCAACGACTTCCTGAAGTTAAAGAATGAACTTGCTAATTTAGGAGGTGGTGGTGGTTTTAGATTACCACAATTACCTTTTCCAGGAAGACAACCACGCCAACCCAGAAGACAACCACGCAGACCTAGAACTAGGATGCCTAGGGGTAGAGGTGGTAAATTAGGTCTGGGATTATTGGGTCTAGGATTACTTGGTGGTGGATTAGCTGCTGGTAGTAAATTTATCGGCGGTAATGAAGAGAGACAACAGAGTGCGGATGGAATAAGTCAAGAACTAATTACAAAATTTGATGGTATTTTACAAAGATTTGACGACGCTATTGCTACTTTAGAAGAGTTGTCTGCTGGTACTGTAACTGCAAAGGAAAAGAAGAAAGTTCCAAAACCTAAAGGCCCCGATGCTGATGACGATGGGGGAGGTGGACAATTCTCAAAAACAAAAGGTCCAGTTAATGCTGATCTGAAAACCAGAGTCAGACAGGCAGAGTCTGGTAATGATTACTCTTCAATGTATAGTAGGAATCGTGCCACTTTTGCTCGCGGAAAAGAAGATATCACGAAGATGACTATCCAACAGGTTCATGATCTTCAAACAGATTATCTGAATCACCAGGCATCTTTGGGGTACGGTGAAAAACAACGAAGCGCTGCAATGGGTGCTTATCAGATGATGCGTGTACGAGATGTTGCTAAACATATGGGACTTGATCCAAATACAACAGTGTTTAATCAAGAAACCCAAGATAAAATGGCTGACTATTACTTTAATATAGCTGGATATCAAGATTTCAAAAAAGGAAAAATAACAGCAGCACAGTTTAATGATAGACTTGCAGGTCAATTTGCTTCAATTGAAAAATCTACTGGAGGTGGTGTATATGATGGTGATGCAGTTGGTAATAATGCATATGAAAATCTAATGCCCATGTTGCAGGAAATGGAGTCTGGAAAAAGACCAATGACTCTACAGGTTGATCCTGATATCAAAGTAAAACCAGATCCCAAAGCACAAGAAGTAAGTCTTGCTGATCCAAAATCAACGAATTTTATTCAACAAGTACCTGGGTCAAACAATGTTGCAGTGGTTCCCTCTGGTGGCGCCCCTCCACCGCAAACACAAATACAAGAACCAGCTCCACTTGTGGCTTCGAGTGTTCAAAATATTAACAAGAATTTATCTCCAGAAAATCCCGATAATTTCTTGCCACTTTCGGCTAAACAAATTCTTAACATCGTAGGATAATGGATACAAAAAATCTACCCCCACAAGTAAGAACTAAAGCCAAAAAAGTATTGAATCTTGCGGTCAAATCCAAGAGATCGATGAAACTTAACGAGATGAACTTTGCTCGTACTTCAACGTTCATCAAAAGCGAATCTAAGAGAATAAGTCAACCTGTAATTGATCGAAGAAAATTAAAGAAACTTGTAAACACTGATTTTTACAACATTGGAAGTCAAAATCTAAATCCCAATAAAGGAGGTGGTGGTCCTCTAGGATTGATTGCTGATCTTCTTGGTGGTCTTGGTGGTCTTGGTGGCGGGGGAGGTAGACGAGGTGGTCGCCGTGGTGGACCATCTAGAGGAGCACAACAAAGATATAGAAGAAGATTTGGAAATAGAGCTGCAAATAGAAGATTCGGAGTTCCTGGTAGAGGTGTTCGTGTTCCCAGAGCGGGTGGATTACTCGGTGTTGCAATGGCAGGACTTGAGTATGGGGGAAGAGTATCTGAAGGGCAAACACAGACACAAGCAATAACAGGAACTGCTGCATCCACTGCGGGTGGTATCGCTGGTGCATATGCAGGTGCTAAAGGTGGTGCTCTATTAGGCGCTGGAATTGGTGCTTTGTTTGGTGGTGTAGGTGCTATTCCTGGTGCCGCTATCGGCGGATTTCTGGGTGGAATTACTGGTGGAATCGGCGGATCCATGTTGGCCGGTGGTGCAGCAGATAGACTGACTGGTGTTGTTGGTAAGGATAAGGATAGAGAAGAATCAGAAGAAAAATTAGAGAAAGAATCTAAGATTAATCCACTTGAATTGACTCTAGATAAGTTCGATCAGGTAGTTGAAAGATTCTCTAAAGCTATAGTGAATCTCAATCTTGGTGGTGGTAGTGTTGTTCCAGATGAAGACACTCTAGATGCGGCTATTGAAAAGTATGGATTGGAAACAGTTATCGCGATGCTGCAAACACAACTAAGACTTGAAGTAGAAGAAAAGGCAAAAATAAGAGAAAAAGAAGCAACAAAAAAAACTTTAGAAGAGGCAGAAAAAGCGGGATTTCCGATACTTAAAAATGTCTTAGGTGAAGAAGCATATACTTCTCTGATGAAGAACGTATATCCAGATCTTCAAGTTCCAAAACCAGATGCTACTACAAAACTATTAACAGATATGGGTGTTCCTGAGGCAGCCCAACCTTCTGTTGAAATGATAGTTGAAACCCTATTAGCTGGGGGTATGATGAAACGTGGAATGCCATATAAAGCTCCTGTAGTTAAAACACGTCCTTTAACAAAACCAACAGCACTACAGGGTCCAGAACTTCCTCCAGTACAAGGACCAAAAGTTCCAGTACAAGTTAAACAACCTATTTCACAACCTAGAGTGGTAAGAAGTGCGGATACTCTCCCGCGACCAGAAGTTAAACCGACAGAACCTTTGGTTAAACAACCAGCTCAGACAGTGCAAGATGTATTGAATCGAAATAGAAGAGGTCGTTTAAAGAGAACCGTTAAAGAAATTGACGAAAAACAAATGAGATCTCAAGCAGAACTAGATGCTGCAAGAGATATGGCAGAAGGAGGTCTTAGAAAAACTGAACCTACAGTAAAACCTCAACAAAATCTGGTTGAAGGTCAAACCACA